CATAGAGCTTTAATGAATCAATCGATGGTTTAAGATCTTTTGTTGCGTTAGCCGGTGTTGTGCCAACAAGACATAGCACGGCCAAAACCATCAAACATCGGCTGCGAGCTATCCGGCTCACCGGCTCGCTACCTCGTGTAGATGGTAACGATGCTGTCAAATACCGAGCGTAATCTTGGGCGATTCCAACAGGTTTCGCACACCTGTGGACAAAGCCTGTGGATAACTTATTCACAATGACATCTCCTCAATCCTTGCATCATCAACGATCTTGATGCCAAATGTGCCACAGCTCATGCATTGTGCAAACCATTCATGCTCTGTTAATTCAGCACCTTTCTTGAGGCCATGTCGTTGCTTTGGCTTTCCGTAAAGCTTTGAACATATCGAACAATCAAATTGAAGGATGTGCATAGTTGCTCCTGGCTAAAGTGTCGATGGGTTGTAAATTAATTTGTGGCACACTCCAATTGTTTTGTGATGCGTTTCGATAGCGTGGTTTCTTGGCCACAACAACCGGAATCCAGCCAACAATGTGCATCTTTGGTGAGCTGCCTGTCACAAGGATTGCAATGTCACGATCATGTCGATCTGATTCCTGAATCCACAAATTGGATGCTGGATTGGCTGACCATTTGACCTCGATGTGATCGCCAACATCAGCTTTGGATTTATCCCATGTGATGCCGGGTGTGTACTCATAACCCAATCGCTTGGCTACCAAATACTCAGCGGCCATTGATTCGCCCATCTGGGCAACATAGGCAAACCATGAAATATCTTTGACAATGCGTGAGCTGTGATCAGCTGATCGATCATGGCAATGTTGAATCGCTGCAATCATGCATTGCACTTCCTCGATGCGATCTATCATCGGCAATCACCACAAAACCAAATGATGTTGTCTTGCTTGTCATAGCCTTTTTGGTAACCAAAATGATCCAATCGCCTTAGCTGTGAGCATTTATCGCATTGCTCGATTTTGTATTCCTCAATGATTTCGCCATTGCACATCAATCGCGCTTTCATCTCTTGAGGATAAATGATTTCCACAAAGTCGCTCATACTTGTGGCTCCCATTTTCCTGTTGATCGCAAGACATACCAACGCGGCGTGCATTGATTTTCTTTGACTTTTTCGCTGCAAAAGTATCCGCCCCATGATTTTGCTGCATCTGGCTTGCTTTGATTCCAACGCATCTCACCATGACGGCATGATGGAATCGCATCGGCTGTCCATGCAGAATCGGCCGATGATCCAAATGATGGCGTGCCGGCTTGCTCAGCTTCGGCCGCTGTTTGGTAACTCGGCACATCGCCATGCTTTGTTGCCCAATAGTCATAATCAGCTGCCGGAGTTTCAGATTTAACCAAGGCCATGACCTCTTTGGTGGCCTTTTCGGTGTTTCCCATAACCAAGGCCATCACGCGCATCAAAGCTGATGTGACAGTATCTTCGATCATCCATCGTGCCATTTTTGAGCTGTAAGCTGTTAAAAACCCATGTGCATAATCAATACCGGCTGGATGGATTTCCTCTTGATTTCTCCATGCTTTTGCTTGCACAAGCACATAACCTTTTGCAAAATCAAACTCAACAATGTGCGATTCCAACCTACCTTGCGGAAATGTGGCAATCCATCGATCCGTGCGCTCTTTGTTGCCTTCATACCCATCCATAAATGTGGCCATTATTTGACCTTCCGATCAGCTGATACCGCGTGGCGTGCTACGGCTCGGCCTCTTGTATAGCCTTGTCGCTCGCCTTCCTTAAAACCTACCGAATATGCCATGACGGCCCAAAAGGCTCCAGCGATCAAACACATGATCACAATTGATGCTTCGTTCATTGTATTGCTCCCGATTCGGGAACTACTGTGCTTCGCTCCCAAAAGAGAGAGTGACAGGCAAATGCGACAAATTCAACAATCACGCTCAAATCATGGCGTGTCGCTACCGCCTAAACGCCTTTCAATGCTTTTTTCATATTCTGATTTGGTGGCTTTATCTTTGAGGCCGTTCGATGCCAAAACTCCACCCAATGACCCGGTGAGAAAAATTGCCAAGGTTTTGAGTAGATCGATGAAAGCTGCATCATTGGGAGCTTGATTACCAATTGGCTGTGTCACAAAAATCAATGCATAAGTGATGCCGAGAGTTACAATCAAAAAGACAAATGACAAAACCGCGCCAATGAGAAACATCAATCGAGCTTTGATTTCCTCTTGACTTAAGCGGTCTTTATTTTTTGATGCCATCGCCTATCAAATCCTCCGTACATGTACCAGTTACTTTGCATTGCGGTTTCATGCACTCCGGGTTTTCCCAGTTTTCGTGCAATTGGCATGGGTATCGCACCCAGCCTTGATAACCACACCCGGCAAGGCTTAGCGAAAGGATCAAAGCTAAACCTGCCGCGAGTGATTTCCGGATCATTTCCCCGTTGAACCGAAAGCTTTGTCAGCTGGATTGAGCCAGCGCAAAATTACCGGGACAACAGCTGCCACACCACCCATTGCCATGGCCTTGAGATCGCCACCAGCCATGTACACGGCCAAAGCTGCCGCGATGTATGACCGCGCCCATGATGCCGCAATTGCTTTTGCTTGCTCCATTATTTTTCTCCTTTTGGTCGATCCGGTAAATCACCGGCAAACGGCTCATAAGCTGGTCGGCCGTAACCGATAACAAATGAGCGTGCTCCCAAAGCTCTTGATTTGACCATGACTTCGCCACCATTGCGCTGACTTCCTGAACCGCCCGATGTGTTGCCTTCGATGGTCACGATCTGTTTTTCCGATGCCCGGATTACCAAGCCAATGTGATTGATTGTCTCTTTGTCATCGATGATAAAATCAAAAAAAACAAAGTCACCGATTTTTGGCGTTGTGTGCCATTGCTTGTTTTTCTTAAATGCCTCGGCACCAGCTCTAGTGCTAACAACATTTGGCACCTTGACCCCGGCTTGATGAGCACACCAATTGAGAAATGATCCACACCATGGCAGCTTGTCGGCTTTCATAAATTTGCCGTACTTTGTCTCATTGTTGCCTGTTTCAATTGTGCCAACCTCAGCGAGCGCAACCTGAATCAAACGAGGCAATGTGCCTTGTGGAAATGTCATTTTCCGAGTTTCATGCCTTCCGGAATTGGCTTTGAGTATTCCCATTTGGCAATGTAAGCACCTTGTCCGTCTGAATCATCGAAAAGATTGATTGATCCAAAATCTGGGTGAAAGTCAACATCAGTTAATTCAGGATAAACAGCGATAATTTGTTCCCAAAGTGTCATTTATTATGCTCCTAAGTATTGAACAGAAAAAGGCAATTCTAAACCGCGACCAAAGAAATCTAAATTGCCACCGCTAGTTTGAAAAGCAACTAATTCTAGATAGTCGCCAGCAGAAAGGTTCAAAATTACAGATTTAGAAATCAATTGGTATTGAAAAGCATTGTTAACTTCTTCGCACAAATCAACTGATGCACTTCCATTAACATATAATTTTAGATTTTTAAGACCGACTCCACTTAAACCAAATCGCGCAGTCGCGTTTACTAAGTATTTTCCACCTAAACCTGTTGGAATAGTTATTCTGCCAGTATTTGTAGAAGTCGAGTGGAAACCATCTGTGTCAAAAGATTCCGTATCAAATGTAAGTGTTGTATTGGTATTGTTTGCAGTGACCTGAGCAGTTGAGTTGTGAACCGAACAACCTCGAAATCCAACCCATTTTAATCCTGTTGATGCGGTTGAGTCTGCAACTAGTGTTGTGTTGTTTGCACCCACACTTGTGATGGCCGGTGTGTCATTTGCGCTTGCACCGATGATGTCGCCTTTGGCATTGACAATGCTGTTTTGGATCGCATTGGCATCATCTGATGTGACCCAAACAAAATCCATGTCGGTGTTTGAATTTTTGGCTAATACCTGACCTGTTGTACCGCCTAATAAATCAGCCATCGATGTTGCAACAGCTTGACCAAAGACCTCAAAATCGGCTGGCAAATCCGTGACCAAATCTGTCGGTTGTGGCATTTGCCAACCGAACGGAGTAGTTGGGTTTGAAATTTTGTTTTCCTCCTTACGCTACGACTAACGCATCAGCCCAATCTAGGCTTCCGCTAATTGTGTTCCATTGCTCTGCAATTGCGACATCTTGCCATTGCATGGCTTGCAATGAAAATGCCAATGGGGAAAGAATAGCCGTGACCGATACGCTGTTGTAAGCGGCTCGCCATGTCCATCCTTCAACAAATCCTAAATAGGTTCCCGATGCCATGTTCAGCGGAAGGTCGCTGATACGCAATGGCAACCCCATGAAAATGTTGATCAAGGCATCCCGATCAACATCATCGATCTCTGAGTTTGTCAGCTCAAAAGTGATTTGATTGAAATTGGCTTGCGGATAAGCTCTGAGTGTTAGATAAAAAGCGGCTTGATCCTCGGCATCGGCTTGATGTCTCAAGGTTGTTGTGATGATTTGAGCCAATCGACCATAGAGGCCAATGCTGGCTGCATCAGAATCGCTGACCTGATTTTGAGAATTTTGGCCATACTTCAAATTTATGTCGTTGCGGATGTCACCGGCTCTTGTCTGAATCGAAAGAGAATTGGCCAAGGCCTGTGCAGCTGAAACATCGGTGTAACCATTGGTGGCCAAATAAATTGATCGATGATCGGCCGAGGCATAGCTGATTTGGCCTTGTGGGTTTTCATAAATGTAACCCAATCCGGATGTTGCCAATGCTGAAACCAAAGAATAAACATCAATGGTGGAGGCTGATCGCTGTGCAAGTTCGTAGCTGCCGGGTGTATCAATTTCACCCAATCCGGTGTTTTCTGCATCTTGCCATTGCGTGGTCGGATCGTAGGCCGCCCAAGTCAATGCAGCCGGCACTTCATTCCATGAATTGATAAGCAAATCAGTCAGAATTGTTAGAATTTGATCGCCATCAAAATCATGACTTAAAACACCTTGAGTTAAAGCTTTTGGCAATCGTGACAAAGCTCCCAAAGCTATGATTTTGACCGATTGATTGATGCCTACAACACCGGATGCCGCAATTCCAATGTCAAACTCCACGACTGTGCCGCCAAAAATTGGCACAAATGTAGCTGTGGAATCTTGCAATTCAATAGTCACCGCATCATTGATTTCAATATCAACGATTGATTGATCAAGGTTGATTAGCTCTAAATTGACATAGCCGGCATTGGCTTGCTCATAAATGTTTGTCCGGCCTGTTGTGATTGTGAGGTTCGCCAAAGCATAATTTGTATATGTTGTGCCACCAATAATCACACGCCAAACAGGATTGAAAACACTCATGCTGTCACAAAATTCGTTGCGCCGTTTGTTCCGCGATAATAAGAGTTGTTGAGCGTATCGACCAGCACACGCGCTGTGCCTTCCGGATCGGTCGTGACTCCGTTGAAATTGACAGTCACGCTCGGTTTGCTTGATGCAGCTAAAATGCCAGCAAGTGTGTTGGTATTCACACCAGATGTGCCAAATGCAAATGGCTGATTGGAAGCTGCCATGACTCCGGCCAAAGTCGTTGTGCCGCTGGTAAAATTGTCAAAAGCTCCAGCGACATCATCAACAACCTTTTTTGTGTCTTTTGCGATTTTTGTAACCGCACCGCCAAGCGTTCCGCCGGTCGATCCTCCACCTGTGCTGCCACCAGTTCCCCCGGTCAATCCGCCTCCCGTTGCGCCACCACCGGTTGATGATGCTCCACCAGATGTGAATCCAGTCGGCAATGATGCAGCTGGCACCGAAATGCCTCCGGTAGAGCTTGATCCGCTAGATGTTCCAATTTTTGAAATTGGTGAAATGTCTGCGCCCGGCTTGATTAGGTTAAAACCACGGATCGCAACATTGATCAGATCGATTGCTGTGTTGATTAAACCTCGCAAAGCTCCAACGACATTTGCCATGATGTTTAACACAACGCTGGCTACATCGCCAACCACGCTGAAAGCTTTGCCAATAACATTGCCAATGATTGGAGCGGCAGCTTTGATGACATCAAAAAAGGCTTGAAATTCATCTTTGTTTTCAATAACAGTTTTTTTGATTTTGTCGAAAGCTGATCGGAAACCTTCAAAAATAGGTTGCACAAAATTTTTGATGCCATCAGCCAATGTTGTTAATGTTCCATCCATTCCACCGGATTTTTTGCCAAAAGCATCAGCAACTTGTTGCACAATTGGGATGACCTTTTCTGAAAAGAAATTGGCCAATTGTAAAACTACCGGCAAAAGTGCCTGACCAATTGTGGTTTTGGCATTTTCTAATTGAGCTGT